GGTCAGTGACTAAGCACCGGAGGATACCCGCATGAGCGGAGATGCAGAGCTTGACGATATGCTTGGCCCTGATCCAGTTGCCGAGCTACCAGAGAACCTAGTTGAAGAGGCCCCTCCCGGATACCGCCCCATGGGCGACGCGGGCCGAGCCCTCCTAGAACGCTCGCGCAGTTACCCTGTCAACCGCGCCGCGAAAAAGAACACCCCCGACCGATTGATCCGCCTTCTGCGCTACGCGGCCGAATTGCCCGTGGGCGATGCCGCCGCGCGCCGTTCAGGCATCTCCTATTCGACCCTCAAGTATTGGCTCCAGAAATCATTCGAGGGCGCACCGGGAGATGGCTTCGATATCGTGATGGGCGAAGAGGACGAGAACGGCACCGACGACAACACCGTCCGTTTCCACGAGGCGTGGGACCTCGCGATGACTTCGGGCGTCGAACGCCTTGAAGCGATCACTATCCAGCGCGCGATGGGATATAACGAGCCCCTGAGCTACCAAGGTCGCGTGCAATACAAATACGATCCCGATAAGGTCGCCATCTCCGTCGAACTCGGGTTGCCCGAATATGTCCCCCAAAACTATTTGCTCGACGAGTACGGCGCACCGGTCCCGGAGAGTATTTGGAAGATGGACCCAGACCTTGCGATGTTCATCCTGAAATCCCGCAAGCCGACTGTCTATGGCGCGAAGGCCAGCTTGGATGTCAACGTGCGCGGCGGCGTGCTCGTTGTTCCGATGCGAGCGATCGAGGCCGCTGACCTCAACACCATCGAAGACCGATATCGCAAAGCCGGACGCCCGTCTGTGACCTTCGAAGAGGGTGACGATGACAATACTTGAACTCAGCGGAGCGGTCGAGACCTTCAAAAACATCAACGGCGAGTACATCCCGTATGTTCGCGATGCCAACGGCATCTTGAAGCAAGTCGCGTGGGCTCCGCAACCCGGCTCGCAAGCGTTCTTTCTCGCCGACCCCACTGTCGAGGTTCTTTACGAGGGAACGCGCGGCCCCGGCAAAACCGACGCGCTCATCATGGATTTCTGTCAGGAGATCGGCAAGGGCTATGGCGCGGAGTGGAAGGGCATTCTGTTTCGGCAGACCCATCCGCAGTTGCGCGACATCATCGAGAAATCGAAGAAGTGGATCAAGCGCATCTGGCCGGATGCGATCTATAACGAAGTGAAGACGATGTGGGAGTGGCCGACAGGCGAGCGTCTGTACTTCGCTCACTTCAACGTTCGCAGCGATTACGACAACTATCACGGCCACGCCTATCCGTGGATTGGCTGGGAAGAGTTGACGAACTGGCCGAGCGCTGACTGTTACAAGAGCATGTTTTCGTGCTCGCGTTCGACCATCAAGGGGATGCCGCGCAAAATTCGCGCGACGACGAACCCCTACGGCGTCGGCCACAACTGGGTCAAGGCGCGCTGGCGTCTGCCGATCAACGGCGAGATGGGGCCGAACGGCACGCGCCCGTGCGTCGGCACGATCATCGCTGGCGAGATCGACGAAGATGGAAACAAAGAGCCGCCGCGTCGCGCCATTCACGGCTATCTCGATGAGAACCAATTGCTGCTGCACGCCGACCCCGAATACAAAGGGCGCATCGCGGCGGCTGCGCGCAACGCGTCTGAAAAAGCAGCGTGGCTCGAAGGTTCGTGGGACATTGTCGCGGGCGGCATGTTCGACGACATCTGGTATGAGTACCGCGATACGATCATCATCGAGCCGTTCGACATCCCCGCGGGATGGAAAATATATCGGGCATACGACCACGGGTCATCGAAGCCGTTTTCGGTCGGTTGGTACGCCGTGAGTAACGGCACGGATTTGAAGCTCCGCGATGGGCGCATCCGCGCGACCGTGCGCGGCGACCGTTTCCGCTTCAAGGAATGGTACGGCTGGCGCGGCGTCCCCAACGAGGGCTCGCGCATGCTTGTCGCGGATATCGCGAAGGGCATCATCGAGCGCGAGATCAAATGGGGCCTGCGCGCTGGCGACGCGTCGTGGACGCGGGTATCGCGCGGGCCAGCGGACAGTTCGATTTTTGACGACAACACCAACGGCTCGGAAATCTCTATCGCCACTGACTTCGAGAAGCCCCTCACGATCAACGGCGTGAAGCATCGCGGCGTATTTTGGGAGCGGGCCGATAAGGGTCCCGGCTCGCGTGAGCAGGGTTGGGAGCAAATCCGCAAATGCCTCAAGGCGACCAAACGTCCACCGGGCGGCTTTCGAGAAATCCCCGGCCTGTTCGTCACCACTGAGTGCAAGGAATGGCTTCGTTGCGTTCCTGTGCTCCCGCGTGACGAGCTTCATATCGACGATGTCGATGACGACAGCGAAGATCACAACGGCGACGAGACGCGATATTTCCTGCGCTTCGATACATCCCCGACCATGAGGTCAGGCCGCGTCGCGTAAATACGCGCTTGCGGTATGGTTAACGACATGCTATAGGGGCATTTCCCCCAGATAGGACCAGCCATGGCACTCCCCGATAAACACCCGGATTACGTCGAACGTCTCGGCGAGTGGATACAGATGGCCGATACTTACGCGGGCGAGCGCGCGGTCAAGTCGAAGCGGCTTGACTACCTCCCCGCGACCGAGGGCATGGTGCAAGATGGGATGACCACGCCATCGTCGCCCGGCTGGAAAGATTACGAAGCGTACCTGTTGCGCGCATATTTCCACGACGTTGTCAAAGACGCCGTGAAGGCCATGATCGGCGTCATGCACGCCAAGCCCGCCGTGATCAAGCTCCCGAAAAAGCTTGAGGGCATGTTGAAGAAGGCGACCATCCAAGGCGAAACCCTCCAGATGTTGCTCCGCCGGATCAACGTCGCGCAACTCGTGTTCGGCCGTTGCGGCTTGCTCGCGGACGCGCCGCAGGGCGTGGACATCGATAAAGCAACGCCGTACATCTCGTTTTACGATCCGCTTCGCATCATCAATTGGGATGCGGGCAAGCTCGACGAAGGCATGAACGAACTCGATCTCGTCGTGATCGACGAGGGCGGATATCGGCGCGAAGGCTTCACATGGAAGACCGAGCGCAAGTATCGCATCCTGACGCGGGGCGGCGAAAGCGAACTCGAAAGCGGATGGGACCGGCCCCCGGCTGGCTCCCCATATGCTGTCGCGATCAAGGTCAACGATACTTCGATGCCTGTCCTTGCGGATTTCATCTTCCCGTCGATCGGCGGTCGGATGCTCGACAATATCCCGTTCGTCTTCATCGGGGCGAACGATCTTGTGCCCGAACCGGAAGTGTCCCCACTTCTCGGACTGTCGAACCTCGCGCTCGCTATTTACCGAGCCGAGGCCGACTACCGTCAGACCCTCTATTTGCAGGGCCAGAATACGCTCGTTATCATCGGCGGTCAGATTGACGAGGCCTCGCCCACGCAATTGCGGGTCGGCAACAAGGGCGTCATCGATCTCCGCCTCGGCGGCGACGCGAAATATATCGGCGTCTCTGCCGCGGGTCTCGGCGAAATGCGTCAGTCGTTGAAGAACGATCAGGAGCGCGCTCTGGCCGAGGGCATCGCTTTCTTGGATAGCAGCGACGCAAGTCCGGGCGACAACGCGGGCGAAGGTCTCCGTATCCGCATCGCTGCGAAAACGACGACCATCGCATCCGTGGCGAAAGCCGGTGGCATGGGCCTTGAGCAAATTCTCAAGTTCTGCGCCGAGTGGGTCGGAGAAGACCCGGAAGAAGTTTCGGTCGAGCCGACCACCGACTTTGCCGACCAGACCGTCGCTGGCGCTGCCCTGCTCGCGTTTATGCAGGCGAAGCAACTCGGTCTGCCGCTGTCGCTGCGATCGATGCATCGCATGATGAAGGTCAATGACATGACGGAGATGGATTTTGAAGAAGAGAACGAACAGATCGAGGAAGAAGCAGCTTCCATGCTTGGGACGATGGTTAGCCCGTACCAAAACTCGATCACTGATGATACGTTCTTGGATGACGATATCGCTCCAGTATCGGGTCCGCCCTCACCGGGATCAACCTCTCCGCCTGCCCCGGGTCAACCTCCGGCTGGGCCTGCATCGACCGCACCGCCTAATAAAAACGTTCCGATCAAACCGAACGCGCAAAGCAAACATGGGCACACGCGCGGCTCGCCGGTCCCATTGAAGAAGAAGGTCGGCAAGAAAGGCGCGTCGGCAAAATGAGTGATCCGCACGGTCCCCACATCGTGAAGACGTTTCATGAGGCCTTGGATATTCTCGATCAGAGCGAACCCCAAATTCGGGACCTGATCGAGACCAACCTCATGGATGTTGCGGGCATCAACAGGACCAAGATCAAAGACGCACTGCTGACGCGTGACGAGCTCACGAAGAAGATCGTCACGATCAGGCACCATCACATCAAGGCCGCGTTTCGACATCTAAGGGAAAATCTGCCCAGTGACATATGATCCCAACGAAGCACGCGACGCCACCGGCAAATGGGCGGCCTCCGAGGATGCGGCGCACGCTCAGGCGGAGAAAGTCGCGGGCGGTCACAAGCCGCTCGAAGGCTTGCCGCAGACGCCAATCAATTTGGACGGTCACTTGTACGTGCCCGGGCCGATCGGCCGTCTCCGGGACGCGGCGGAGAGCTATATGAAAGAGGCGGGCCTCCCTTATGACCCGCCGAAGAAATACGTGCCGGTCGATATCGAGCGCTCCAAACGTATCGCGGGCGCGTTCGACGAGATGCAGCACACGCCAACCGAGCCCGCGACCAAGGCCAGCTATGATGCAATGATCAAGGAAACCCGGGCGCAATGGGAAGCGATCAAGAAGACCGGGCTCAAGGTCGATTGGATACAGCCCGGTCAGAAAGACCCATACGCCGCCTCCCCGCGCCTCGCCGCGCAGGACGTGAGCGAAAATAACCATTGGTGGGGCTTCCCCACTGATCAGGGGTTCGGCACCGGACCCGAGGCGAAGAAGTATGAAAAGGACAGCCCGGTCCTGCAAAAGACGGGGGATATCATCGGCGGGCGCGAAGTCGTAGCCAACGATATCTTTCGCATCGTGCACGACATGAACGGGCACTTGAAAGAAGGCAATGGTTTTCGTGCTGGCGGCGAAGAGAACGCTTGGCGCTCTCACGCTGCGATGTACTCAGACCTCGCTCGACCGGCGATGACCGCAGGCACGCGTGGACAGAACTCATGGGTCAACTACGGCCCATTCGGCGCATCGAACAGAACGGCAGATAGTGAGCATACGGTCTATGCTCCGCAGAAAATGGGCCTGCTCCCGAAGTGGGTCGAGGACGAAGGTCGAAAAGATGATCTCTGAGCCAGAGCACGAGCACGACGGTATCGCGTGGGACCGACATCGTCGAGCCCCGCGCACTCTGAAAATTCATGGGCACGGTCTCGCGGCGTGGGCGCGCGGAATTGCTCAACAGGATGCCGAGCGCATCCACTCCGCGCTTAGTGTTGGTCTCACGGCTGGAGACAGCAACACGGATATTGCTCACCGGGTCGTCGGTAGTCGTCGATTAAACGGCATCAACGGCGCGACTGAGATCACAAGGCAGCACGTCCTGCGCCTCGGCAAGGGACTACTGCATAAGCGAAAATCCCGCATGAGCGGTGCCTGAGTGGATGTCCACTAAGGTTCTTGTTAGGAGGCTACCATGTTGAAGACCGTTTATGCGACCGAAGCCGAAATTCCGGCGGGATACGAAGCGCTCTATACCGAGCGCAATGGCCAGTGGGAGTTGACCGGCGTGACGGGCGTGAAAACCCAAGCCGACATCGATCGGCTCCAAGGCTCGCTCGTGAAAGAGCGCAATGACCACAAGGCGACCAAGGCGGCTTTCGCGCCGTTCGAAGGTCTCGATGCCGATCTAGTCGCCTCGCAGGCAATCGAGCTTGAAGAGACCAAGGCTCAGTTGGATGCCATCAAGGCGGACGGTTCGATCGATGAGACGAAGCTGGAGCCGATCATCGCGGCCCGCGTCGCCCAGAAGGTCGCCCCGATCGAGCGCGAGAAAAACACACTCGCACGCCAGCTTGTGGAAAAGGACAAGGTCATCGCCGCGAAAGACGGCGAAGTGGTCGGCCTCAAAACGACCATCGTCACCGGCAACGTCGATCGCGCCATCCGCGACGCGGCGATCGAAGCCAAGCTGCTGCCCACGGCTGTCGTTGACGCCGTGATGCACGGCAAGACAGTGTTCGAAGTGACCGAGGACGGTCGCATCATCACCAAGGACAACGTCGGCGCGACCCCGGGCCTGTCCCCCAAGGAATGGCTTAACGACATGAAAGAAAAGGCCCCGCATTGGTGGCCCGCTTCTGTCGGCGGCGGTTCGTTCGGCGGCGGCGGCGGCGGCGGCCCGGCTGGGTCATACGCTGGAGCCAACAATCCGTGGTCAAAGGAAGGTTGGAACATCACCGCTCAGGGCACTCTCGTCAAGCAACTCGGCGAGAAGAAGGCTGGAGAGATCGCGGCCCGCGTCGGGTCAAAGATCGGCGCAACGAAACCGGCCGCTGCGTAAATTCTGTCCCAAACATCGCGCGTCGCTTTCGAGCGGCGCGCGTTTTTATTTGCAGTTTTTCTAAACTTAAAATTGCCAGTTGTTCTTCTGAATTTAGTGGGATAGTCTTACGGCAGAATTTGAACGCGACTTCGTTTCCCGGCATGGCCGATGTGCGAAGTTTGCTTCGAGAAAATTTGAAGCTCTCCATGGGGCGAGCGGACAAAGACTTCACCCCACAACCATCGGAGAGCACCATGGTAACCGTCGCCACCCAGATTTCGGACGTTATTGTCCCCGCCGTCTTCACGCCGTACACCCAACAGTTGACGATGGAAAAGACCGCGATCATCCAGAGCGGCGTTGCCGCGCGCGATGACTTCCTCGATAACCTGCTCGCGGGCGGAGGTCTTACCTTCACCGTGCCGTCATGGCAGGACATCGGCGATCCGGCCGAGAACGTGGCATCGGATGTGCCGACACAGGTTTCCACCCCCAACATCACCCAGACCTCGGCCGAAGTCGCCGTGCGCCTGAGCCGCAACGCAAGCTGGAGCACCATGCGTCTGGCCACGGCGCTTGCCGGTTCCGACCCGATGCAGTCGATCGCGTCCCGCGTTTCCGACTACTGGGTTCGCCGGTTGCAGCGCGCGTTCGTCGCGGTTGCCAACGGCGTGTTCGCCGACAACGCCCTCGCCGACCCGACCCATGGTCGGTCCGGCCAGTTGGGCATCAACGCGGCCTACGGTCACCAGAACGACCTGACCCATGACATCTCCGGTGGTTCGTTCACCGCGGGCGTCACCAACTTCTCGGCGTCGGCCTTTATCGACACCGCGACCCTGCTCGGCGACGCCGCCGAAGACGTGACCGCAGTGTTCATGCATTCGGTTGTGTATTCGACCGCCCAGAAGAACAACCTGATCGACTTCATCCCGGACAGCGAAGGCAAGGTCAACATTCCGACCTTCCTCGGTCGCCGAGTGATCGTCGATGACGGTATGCCCAACCCCGCTGGCGACGCCAGCAACGGTGCGGGCACCGCCGCAGGCATCTATCACACGTGGCTCGTTGGCCCCGCTTCGTTCCGGCTCGGCGTTGGTACGCCGATCGTCCCGACCGAAGTCTTCCGTAGCCCGGATGCGGGTAACGGTTCGGGCGCGGACACTCTCTATAACCGCGTCGAGTGGTGTATCCATCCGGTCGGTCACGCGTACATCGGCTCGCCCTCGACCGAAGGCGGCCCGACCAACGCAGCGACCTCGGGCAACCTCGCCCACTCCGGTTCGTGGGTCCGCGTATTCCCCGAGCGCAAGCAGATCAAGCTTGCCCGTCTGATCACCCGCGAAAGCTAAGGCTTTCGTTTCGGCCCAGTCTTGAAAAGCCCGCTCGGCATACGGGCGGGCTTTTCTCTTAGGTAAAAGGAAAACGAAAATGGCAGGACCTTTTCAGGGTAGCGATCTCAATCCGGCGCTCAACACGAGCGGCCAAACTGGCGCGACACCCCGTGAGTACAACGCGCATCAGCGCTACAGCAATCTCACGAAACGGCGTCATGACAACCAGCTTGCCGCGTATCTCGCCGCCGAGGCGACCAAGCTGTCGCTCACTTCGGCTCAGGTTTTCGCGAAGCTTACCACGAACCCCGCCGCGCGTATCACCGCCGCCACCACATCCGGCGGCCTCGCGTAAACGAATTGCGAGGCGCTGAGTTCGGGATAAGAGGGGGACACTTTCGTCTCGTATTCGCGCCAAGCAAGGCCCCGGGGGACTTAGCATCCCCCGGGGCAACTTATCTGTCCCCCAACAACCATGAGGTTGAACATGACTACCCCCAAAGCAGCTATCTCGGAAGCCCTCGACCAACTCGACCAAAAGAACGATGCACTCTGGACCGATGACGGTTCGCCGATTGTCGCCGAAGTGCAACGCCTCTGTAACGACAAATCCATCACGCGCGCACAGATCAACGATGCCTCTCCCGGCTTCGCCCGCAAGATGGTTTCTCTCGACGAGAAAACTCAGGAGCCAGTAGCGGCGATCGTTGCTACTGATCCGGGTCCCCTCGACGACGACCTCGAAGACTTGGTCGGCGAAGATGAGCAGCCCCGCGAGATGCTTGCTCGCCATGTCCGCGAAGCGGAGTTGGCGATACAGGAGGCCAAGAAGGCTCTCGCGGAAGCCCATCGTCACGTGGTCAATTGTGAGCGCATCCACTCGAAGAAGCTGATGCTTTACAATTCGAAGTTTCCGCCGATCTCTGCCGCGCAGAACATCAAGGACCATCTCGCGCGTCAGCAGGAAATTCTCTATGAACGTGTGACCGGCGAGAAGATGCCGAGCGCCATTCTCCAAAACCCGATCGACGCCACCATGTCCGATCGGAAAAGGTCAAACGGCCGGAACCGCCCGGCACCGGCTCCCTACCTTCCGCGTAAGGCCGCCGTCAACTACTGAGGTATAGATGGCGACCTTCATCCCCGGCAATACCAACGTTAAGCGCCGTCGTGCAGCGATGCAGGCGGCGCTTTACGCTGCGCGCCAAAACCGTGCTGAGCGGCAGCAGCAGCAGATCGACGACGGCGTCGTGGGACAGGGGTCGAACGTCGCGTCGCCCAACCCCAATGTGCCCAATGGTGAGCCGACATGACCACGATTTTCTCAGTGCAAAACGAGACCGGCACCGTAGCGCAGTTGACGATCATGCCGTCGCCGTCGCCCGCGCAGGACGTATCAGTTGGTGATACCGGTCTCTATACAGGCTTCCCGGATGACGGCACCGCGAGTTTCGCGACCCCCGCGTTCGCCTCACTCCCTTTCACCGTTGTTCAAGTTCTTGATGACGAGCACTTCTCCGTTTCGACGATCAATGCGAGCATGGCTGACTGGCCAGCGTTCGGGCAGATCACGTGGACAACCGGCGCGAACGTCGAAGAGACCACGACCGTCGTCGAGATCGACGGTGCGAATGCCTACATCACCGTCGCCGAGTACATCAAGTATCATAGCTCGCGCGGCAACGCCCTGCCGGTCGGAAAGACCGAGCAGGACATCCAAGCGGCGATCGTTCAGAGCACGGATTACCTCGATCAGAAATACCGCTTCAACGGCGTCAAGCTTTTGCAGACGGTCGGTAACGCGATCATGGATGCGAATGCGACTTTCATCGAAAGCTGGCTGACGCCCTACGCGCTTCAAGGTGTTTCCTACCTGACACCGAGCACCACAACCCAGAGCACCGAATGGCCCCGACAAGGCGTCGTCGATTATAATGGCGACACGGTCAACGGCATCCCCAAGGCAGTCAAAGCAGCGTGCGCGGAACTCGCCATCCGGGTTCTCAATGGCACCGCGCTCCAGCCTGACTATGATCCCGGCATCGTCAGCGCGGGCGGCGTCGTCTCGTCGATCACCAAGAAAGTCGGCCCTTTGGAGACCGTCACGGCATACGACACCAAATTTGGACTTGGTTTCTTCGCGTCGTTCCCGATTGTGGACCGGATGCTTTCGAAGGCCGGACTTCTCAGTTCGGGCGGCGGGCGCACGGTAATTCGCTGATAGGAAACGACCAGTTGTTGGGCTCATGGGAATAACATAGAATGGCCTCGAAATTTGACTATGTACAGTCGATCACGGATGCCGACGATCTCATCACGTTTTTCGGGATGGACGCCGTTCTCCGGCGCGAGGGAAGTAGCCCGACTGACCGCCCCTGTCGGGTTGTCATCATCGAATACAACCCGCGCGAACAGCCTGCCCAGCTTGCCAACCCGACCGACCGCAAGGTCATCATGTCGGCGGCGAACTCGGAAGTGCAGTTGATGCCGCCTGACAATGAGCAAGATAACTTGGTGACGTTCGTGCAGCCCCCAACGAACCCGCCGATTGTGGATGAAGTTCTACCGCTGACCAGCAAACCGAAGCGGACAGCACCGGCCGGGGTAACGGTACTCTGGGAATTTGCGGTGCGACGATGACGGCATTGGTTGATAGGCGGGCACTGATTTTGGAAAGGCTCACGACAATCTTGTCGGGTCTTTCCGTGGCGATTTCGACGGGCACTATCCCGGCCGGGAATATCGCTCGCAACCGCGACGAGCTTCCCCCCGAGTTGGTCCCGGGCATCATCCTCTTGGATGCCGATGAGGTACGGGACCAACGCTTCCCTGTAAATCAGGGACGCGGCGGACCATCCGGCCCCGGCATGATGATTATGAAGCCGGAGATTTACGTCGTGCTCAATGTTCGGAAGCCGAAGAACAAGGAAGTCGGCGAGGATTTGCTACTGGCACGGGCCGCGATCGTCGCGCTCGTTTTGGGCGACCCCGGTCTCCAGCAGATCACCGGGTCGGGCGGATCGATAGTTTTAGAGGCGTGCGTCACTGACCTCGCACGCAATCGCACGATGAGGGGTCAGATGGGTTTATCGTTTTCGTTCGGGTATCCGTTTATCCCGGGCGAGTTCAAGTCGGCATAATGGAGAGATCGCAATGACCAATCTCGGAAACGAAACAATCGAAGGCTCGTTGCTGTCCCCCAACATCGGCAACTATTACATCGGTAAGGGCATCGTCAGCATCAAGCTGCTCGGCGAGACCCAGTTTGTGGACTGCGGCAACGTTCCGCAGTTTGAGTTCTTGGCCAAGGTCACGAACCTCGATCATTTCAGTTCCCGAACTGGCGTTCGCGTCAAGGACTTCACCGCCGTCATCGAGATCACTGGCGCGCTGACCATGCAGCTTGAAGAGTTGACCGCCCGCAACATGGGTTTCGCCCTGCTCGGCCTGCCGACCGGTGGCCCCTCGCCCACGCCCGATACGATCGACATCTTCTCCAACCCGGTCATTTACGGGTCAGTGAAATTCGTCGGCACCAACGACATCGGCCCCATCTGGACCGTCAACTTCCCGCTCGTGAAGCTGTCGCCCTCGAAGGCCGTCTCGCTGATCGCGAACACGTGGGGAACGGTTGACCTCGAAGGCGACGTTCTGTTCGACCAGCTTCAACAGACTTTCGGCACCGCGACCGTCTCGCTGCCCAACAGCCCGAGCAACGTACTCTAAGCCCGCCCCCTTATGGCTTTGATTACCGCGTATGACGGATTTGCCCCTTTGGGGGCATTTCCGCATATGAAATACCGTCCCTCCCGGTGAAAAGTTGTCCCGTATATGCTCTTCCGTCGAAAAACCTTACCACACGTCGAAAACCTCCCCCATAGTAAAGGATATGTCCCAATGACCGATGTAGCCCAGACCGTCGCCGCCGACCCAGCCGTCGCCGCCAGTGCGCCCGCCGCCCCCGCCGTCCCGGAAACACCGGCCGCCACGGAACGCTCCCCAGCCGCCCTACAGGCCGACGCAAACGAGGATACGACCGAGGCCCCCGAGGTCGAGGCGGCCCCGATCGGTTCCTCGCCCCACGGTCTCCGCGGCATCGCCGCGGGTCCGGCCCCGCACCCCCGGAGCCACCACAAGAACTAATCGCTTCGCTGTCCCCCTCGAAGTAAGGAATAAGTCATGAGCAATAAGCCGGGCCTCAATTTGGCCGACCTCGCGCCGATGCATGAAGATGTGCCGATCGGTGACAGTTTCCTCCGCGTCCACGGCATCAGTGTCAAGGACGGTCTCGAAATATTCAAGCGCTTCCCCAAGGTTTTGGGAATGGTCAGCGGAGACGGATTTAACCTCGGCGCGTTTCTGGGCGTGGCCCCCGATGCAGTCGCGGCGATTATCGCCACGGCGACCGGGGAGCACGGCGACGAGAACGCGGAAAAGGCGGCGGGCAAGCTGGGCATTGAACTCCAGTTCGATATTCTCGAAGCAATTGGGAGGTTGACCTTCACGAAGGGGTTCGCCCCTTTCGCCCAGCGGATCATGGCGCTCGCAGGCGCAGCCAACTCCGCCAGCTATACAAAGGTGCCGGATATGAAATCGCCGCCAGCATCGAAGCCCTCATCGTCGCAGGACACCCCCCAAGCGTAGTATGGGACTACACCCCCAGACAGATGGCTGCTTTCCTGTTTCTCGCTGGCAAACGTAAAAACCGTGAG